AGCGGGAGGAGGCCTTTCCCCCTCCCCTTACCGTAGGTTAATCAGCTATTAGCTGAAGGAGGTAGCCAAAGTGCCGCTACCCAGGATTGAACCTGTTGCGTAAACTTTAGCAACTTCACCGTAGTACAACCTGATACGTCCTCCCTCGAGACCACCCTTGGTGGTGGCGTTCAAGGTGATAATGGTATCAGTGCCGTCAGAGTGGAACTGAACGGTTGAGCCGTCGGCTTTTGAAAGCGTCAAGCAACCCTTGTAGTCATCAGCTGCATTCAACGTAATAGTAGCCACGTTGGAACTCGTCTGGCTTGTTCCGACAACGAAGTCGTAGAACTGACCAACTGCCGCAGCATCACACTGAGGCATGGTAATAGCGCATCCGTCTCTGTCAAGCACCACCAAGCTTCCAGACTCTGAGTCGAGCAGAGTTCTAGTAGCAGTAGCGACATTGATGACTTTTTGCTCATTCACAACAGGCGTGCCGTCCAACGACGCGGCGACATCTGAAACGTCAGAGAGGCCAGCAAAGTCTAGGTTAGGAACGTCAAGAATGACTGTACGCTCACTTCTGATGAGGTCCGACATTCCACGGGCGACTACGTGCTCTGTACCTGCAGCGCAAGTCAATGCGATAGAATCACGGGTTGGTGTATCCCCCGAATCTACTGTGGCAAAGTTTGCAGTCACCAGTTCGGCGGCGACGTTCATAGACTCAAACGCGGTTGGGTTAAAGATTGCCCCTGCGTTAGAGGCAGTTTTTACGATAATCATAGTTTCTTAGTGTTTAATGGTTAATGATTAGGCCTTAATCAACACGTGTTGGTTAGCAGCACGAGTCACCAATGCACACTCAGAACGGTAGTTGAACTTGGCAACATCCTTGGTATCGTTACGGAAACCGAGAATAGAACCAGTCACCCAGTGCTCCAACTCACGAGAGTATCCACCTGCAGCCTTGTAGTTCAACTCCAAAGCAGGAGAGCGGTCACCAGTAGTTGGGTCAGTGACGGTAGCCAATGGGCACATCACACCAGCAACGAGCTTAGATTGGACGTCTGCGTCAGCACCCAAGAGAGTTGGGTCGTTCAGCAACTTCCAGCTGTGCTTGTGGAATGTGTATCCACCGCGAGAGAATGAGGAGAATCCGAGCTGCACGGCCATGTCTGGTGAGTTCTGGAAGGCACCGTAAGAAGCGGTGACACCAGCAATACCAGCCTTAGAGGAACCACCACCCTGAGCGACCATGTCGTCGAGGCGCAAGTTCTGTGCAGTGTTAGCGTAGATAGCGTACTCAGGAGCAGAACCCTGCTTGTCGAACTCAATGATGAGGTCGTCCAAGTCAGCGAAGCCACCGTCGTTACCGAGCAAGCCTGAAGTAACCAAGCCACGGTCTTCGAGAGCAGTGATGTAGCCCTCGTTACCGCTCATTGACAAGTTAGTTTGGTCTGCCACTTCTTGTCCAAACAAGAGAGTCATCTCGCGCTTGTCCAAGAAACGCTGACGGGCGTCCATTTCGCCCTTGATGTACCAGCGGTAGTCGCCGCCGCCCACGTCAATGTAACCAATGTTGGTGGCCTGTGAACCAGACACCTCAAAGTTACCCTTCACGATAGCGTAAGGCTTCTGGTAGCGAACCACGTTAGACTCAACGAAACGGTCTGGCTGGTCTTCACCTTCGTCGAAGATGTTACCAATCACTGGCATATCGAACGTATTGTTCTGAGCAACTGTAGTGGTTGGCTGATTCATGAATGCCACAGTAAATTCTGTGCCACTGTTGAGCGAAGAAGTTGCAGTCACAACCACGCGGTCCTTGCCGTTAAGCAAAAGGATGTCACCCTTGATAGGAGTGTTTTGCTTCACATCGACAAGCGGAGTGGAAATTGCGGCGTTAGCATCCGCCACAAACACAAGAGTTTGGTTAGCGGCAATAGAAGCAGCACCACTTGAATCGTTCTTTGTCGTGGCACGAACCTTCTGGTGCAAACGAGCCTCCTCGTAGTAGGTTACTTTCTCAGCAGAACCAGCAGCCTTGACGGCTCCTGTCATACGCAAAAATCCGGTAATGCCTTGGTTACCGTAAGCTTTAATCAGTTCTGGACGAACGTCAAGGGCGTTAATGGTGCTCATGAAATCACCCAGAGAAGAGTACTTCTCAGGAGTTGCCAAGCCAATAGCTGAAGCGCCTCCCCCGGTAGAACCACCGAGTTGACCATGAACATTTGGAGCTGTAATGTTGCTCATAATGTTTTCTTTTTAAGAATCGTTAAAAGTTAAAAGTCATTCCTTTGTCACCTCCGAGAGCTCCTGCGAGCTGGTCGATAATCTTATTTCTTTGAGCTTCAGCATTGTTGTCTACCTTCTGCGCCTGTGGCGTAGCTGGTCGAACGTTAGCTGCGTTTTGAACAACGCGACGCTGGCCATCGCTCATACCCTGTCGGTACACTGCGCTGACGATTTGGTCAATGTTGTCCGTAACTGCTCGATGAGAATTAAGAAGGTCGTAGTCCCACTTGCCATCATCAGAGACATAGGAATCAAAAAATGACTCGAGTTTCGCATTCTTCTCCTTCAAGGTGTCCTTGTACTGGTCGGCGAGGCCGTAGGTAAATGTCTTACCCGTGGGCAAATCAAATGAAATACCGTCCAGATTGTCCACCTCTTTGGACATGCTTGCGACCCACTGGTCATCAATCGGGCTCATAAATTCATCTTCGGTGGCTTGCGAGGGGTCCGGTGTACGGAATGCCTCACGAATCTCCTCGATAGATTGACGAGCCTTCTCGGCTTGCATCTTCAGTTCCACAGACGATGTGGCGACTTCTTCTTCCGTGTGTCTCTCAGAGTCGAGCTTGTACTTATTTTTCATAAGCGTATCAATCTCTGCTGAGGTCAGCTTAGGGAAGTCCATCTCCATCTGCATACGAACAGCCTTTTGGTCATCCATTTCGGAAGTATCCAAGGTCTGATACTTGTACCAGTCATCGACAGAACGTCCCGTCTCGGTGACGAACTCGTTAATCGCTGCGACCCTGGGGTCGATGTCAGCCTGCCTGTTAAATTGCTCACTCACTTGGTCGAAGCTATCGAACTTCATGTTCAGCCTTTCGCTGAGTTTCTGAAGCGCAATAGAATCTTCGTCGATTGTTTGCCGTTCAACGGGTTGCGTTGGTTGAGCCTGAGGCTCTGTATATTGTTGCTTGAAGACAACTTCTTGAGTTTCCGGCTCCGGTTGTGGAGCAGGCTCAGGAGCTTCCTGCACAGGCTCGGGAGCTTCTTCCGCTACAGGTTGTGTCGCTTGTGGCTCCGAGGGTTCGGGCTCCGGCGAGGGTGCGGGAGCGTCCTGAGGTTCGTTCAAGAAGTCAGGGGTATCACTTATTGAGATACCCTGGGCTTCAGCTGCAATTTCCATTTCATGCTTAGCCATTGTATTTAATTAAGGGGTTGTTTCTTATCGTGCTACAGGCCCGCCCTTTCTAAGGCTAGAGGCCAACTTTACGCTTGCCAAGTTGTTGTATGGAGAGAACTCCAATGAAGGCTTTGCCTGACAGTAAAGGATGGCGTAGTTCGTGTTCGCCGTCGGAGGCGTGAAGTGAGTAATCTCACCGTACACCACCTGGCCGTCGGGGTAGTCGACAGGCTGGATGTTTGTTCCCGCCACATTGCTCATTCTGAACTTTGCGGGGGTCATACGCGCGGCGTCAGTACCAGCATCAACGTTGTCTACACCGAGCATCTCAACCGCAAAGGCTGGGGCGAAAGGCAATACCGTCACATTGATTTTGCCGTCTGTCGAATCTCCTGTAATGTCAGCAATTTCTCTACTCAAGTCTGCATCACCAAACACAAAGTTGGGTGAGTCAGGGGCAATTTGTAGAGTGATGATATTTGTGCTAACATCAGTGCCTACCAAGCTGTAGGTACCGTCAACTTGAGGGAAAGTAGCAGAAGACAATACCACCTTTGTACCCTTCAAGAATGTGGCGGCAGTGATGGTCACTGACTCACCGTACATGTTTACAGCAAAAACCGCGTCGTCTCTTCCAATTCTAAGCTCGTAGTAATCATTACTCGTGTTATACTTAAAACCTGAACCTGACGCAGCGCTGTGCAAAATAGTCTCACCTGCCAGTACCAAGCCAGCTTGAAAGGCGGCTTCACCGTCAGTGTTTCCGCGAAGTACAATAGTTTGGGTGGCGCCAGTGAGCATACGGTTCGTGTTGGCATCTCTGCCTAAGAACTTGCTGCTGTTTCCGCCGTTACTTTGTTGAAATCCCATGTCTTAGATATTAGGCGTCAGTTCCGATTACCATGAACTCAACGAGTGTTGGGTTTGTTGTTGCGTATGCTTTGAGTGTCAATCCAGCGTTGAGAGGCATGAATGCCCAGTCACCACCAGCCAACTTCAAAATGACAGGGTCGCCAGAAGTTGTGTCGTCATACACATAGATAAAGTCTGAGGCGGTGCTGTCGGTGTTTTTGATGTACAGGTAGGCTGGGGCGCTGAAGTCCGAGGCTTCAAACAATGTAGTAGCACTACTACCAACCGCCGTAGCCGTGACGGGTCTACGCGCCAAACCTGTAGTGTTTGCTGCAGTGACATCTGTAGACACACTAATAGACAAGCTGTCAGACAGGAGGTCTGTGCTCGTCAAAGAAATCTGTGCGGTTACTGTTGCCATTTGTTATTCTTTGATGCAAATATATGAAACATTACCACTTGACTTTGTCAGCCCAGTACGCAGCGCTCATCTTGCCTTTTTTGATATTCTTACCGTGCCTAGACTTAAAGCTTGCACGCTTCTTCTTCATCTTGTCAGACTCCCCGGCTTTAGGTTTGCCTGCGGTCTTTGCGCCCTGCTCACCAAAGCGGATGAGCTTCACCTTGTCTCCCTCCTTGGCCAACACCATGTGTGACTTCTTAGCGTGACTAGGCGTCTTCTTGGGCTTGTTGACACCGCTGAGTCCGTGCTTTTTGAGCATGCGCTTCACGCGCTCTCTCATTGCCTCCTTGCTCATCGGCTCATAAGTTCCTTTATGATGTCCTGCTCTTCGCTCTCCTGTAGCTCAGGCCTGGTGCCTTTACGCTGAGAGATAAGCTTTGACTGAGCTTCAGCCTGCTTGTTTACGCGGGAGTCCTTCCGGTTGTCTTTCTGATTCTCGAGGTCCATCCGGAACTGCTTGTCTGACGTAGAGCCTTGAGCCTGTGCCTGCAACTTAGCGGCCATCATTTGGGCTTCGAGATTCTGTCTCATTTGAAGCAGCTGCATTTCAATCTGGCCTTGAACCTGAATCTTCTGCATGTCTGACTGAGCCTTGAGTTGAATCTCCTGCATGCGCATCTGAGCGGCACTCTGTTGTGACTGTTGGTTCAGCTGAGCTTGCATCTGCATGTTTTGCTGCTGTTGTTGTTGCAGCATGGCAATGCGCTTTTTCCGTCGGACAATAAGCAGTCTTTCCGCTTGGTCCAAATCCTTGAGGCGACGGATTGCCATAACGTCTTCCAGGTCAATTTCTCTTTGCGCAAGGGACTGTTGGATGTTTTGCTCTAGGAGAATCTTATCTTCATCAGACATCTCTCTGTCAATAATCACACCGTAGTTGTACAGTGGGAGAGAAGCAAACGAGGAGACAATCTCCATGCTGGTTCGACCAATGGCTCTTTCGTAAGCCTGATAGATGATGGACTCTGGTGGCAGCACCTGCACACACTTAACGATGTCCTCACAGACTCTGCGATAGATAACAGAGGCTGCATTTGTAATGTCGTTGATGGCGTTGTTGCCCGCAGCAAGCTGCTGTTGGCGCACGCCTACGAGCGCGTCAGATTTAGGTGTGCTGCCATCGAGAACCTCGTTCACTCCTGTGACATCACGAATCATACGCAGATAGTGGTTATACAAACCAATCAGCTCGTTGATGTTCCGAATTGTGTTATCCAGCGGACGCACTGGTGGGTTTTGGAATCCACCCTCTGGGTTCTTGCTTCTGTAGTAGAAGACACCAGTCTGCTCGTAGATGTCCTGGATGTCAAGCGGTTGAAGCTCGCCACCAGACCCAAGCTGGACGTTTTCCAATCCCTCAATGTCCACAATCAATCCGTCAGGCTTGGCCTTAGCAATGGCCTGCTGAATCTTGAGGTGAGTAAGCTGAAGCTGGTCAGCAAACCCGATGACAGACGACACCATTGACTTAGGCATCTGACGTCTGAAGTTTGTAGCTACAACGCTGTAAGAGAGACGAGCACGAGTTAGGTCGTGCATGTTCTTAGGTACGTCACGCTTCATACCGTAGTTAAAGAGAAGCTGACTTCCGATAACATACGAGCCTCCGTACACGCACATGTTAGGCATGCTGTGGATGGTGCGCTCATAGACAGAATCGCTTGGAGCCTTGTAGATGTCGCCCTTGTAGTAGAATCCCACATTGCCGAAGCGAGACTCCTTCTCCTCGTAAATCATGTCATCGACACCGATGAACTCAAAGTCCAGTACGTCGACCAGGTATTCGTCGTAACCGTAGACGTGTGTTCCTCGGCTACGGTCATAGACTGTCTGATTAAACTGAGCAGCATTGTTGTAGCTGCGGTTCATGACAGCCTTAGCAATCTTCTTGTACTCTTCCTCAGGGATTTCCGTTCCAGCCATGCGCTTTAGCTCCTGAATAGAAACTCGCTTTACATGGCCTCCGTAGACAATGTCAGAAAAATTTGGGTCCTCAGTGCTAGAGTGAATGAACTGAGCAGGGTCTACATACTCCGTTTTGATTCCGTAAGACGGGTCATTGTTGCGCTTAACCACAGCCATGCCGTTAACAACAAGGTCTTCAACAGCACGACGGAAAGTGTTTTCATCAAAGTCATTCCAGTCAAGAGTGAGTCTGGTTGCAAGTTGAGCTGCAATTTCAGAACTAGTCTTGATGCTGTCAGAAAGATAAATCTCAGCTTCTTCAGAGTTGTCTGGCAAACCCTCTGTACTGATGTGAGTATTAAGGCCAAGTTCCTTAGCTTCATCAATAACTTCCTTTTCCTCAACAGCAAGTTTAGCTAGAACCTTCTTCTTTTCCTTCTCATCCTTGGACATGGGGTCCACTGCCTCCACGTTAGGACTGAATCTTCGAGACAGAATTTTGTTAACAACAATGCGAACAAACTTGGGGACGATTGGTACGGGAGACCAGTCGAGATTGAGCAGTGTTCCATCACCGCCCTGCGTATCCATGCTGCTAAGAATCTGCTTGTATACTGCAGTATCTTGAGTTCCGTTTGCGTAATCCCTGTTTCTGTTAAACTCTACAAGGCGCTTGCCAAAGCCAGTTGAGAAATCATCCAACCCACCCCACTGCGCCTCAATCGACTTCGCGTACTGCACTCCATAGTCGTGACTCGCCTTAACACTGGCGGGGGCCATAGGGTCTGGAAATTGTGCGTACGACTTAGGCTTATGATGACCCTTCATTACTTACTGTATTACAGGCAATGTGCAAATATAAACAAAATCACTTAGAGGGTTTTGACACCCCTCCAGGGTTGTAGCTATACTTGCGGAAGAACTTTTTTCCTGAGAAATCAGCAGTCTTCTTTTTCTGTACTACAGTCTGTGCGGCCAGCAAAGCTAGGCCAGCACTGATGGTCAAGTCAAACTTAGTTCGGTTGTCGATGCGGTACCCAATCCAGTCCTCAAGGGTCCTGTTGAAATACATCCTACCCGCCTCTCCTTTCTCATTGATTCCCACATGGTTATGTATGTAGTCTTCAATGGCTTGTGCATGTGTATGGATGACGTCTTGAGAGTTCGATGGGATGCCCTTGGTCTTCACCGCAACAGAGCCGGAGGTGGTGAGATGTGACGGTCTGTCCAACAGGTAGCCATCGTATCCACGAGTTTCAAAGTACCTCACGATACCGTACTTGTTGTTCTCAACGAGCAGAGGGTACCCGTAAAAGTAGGATGCCATCAATATGTCCTCATAGAAAATCTTAGCCATCGGAGGACGCGAACAATACTCTGCAACAAACATGTTTGACGGGACCGCCATGTTGAATTTGTTGTAGATGTGACACGCACCTTTTGAGCCCCTACCGTCCGTGGTAGCGTCGATGTCATAAGAGTCAACACCTCCACACCCCATAAGTTTGTTCGGTGCTACAAGACTTCCGCCCTCCTTATGCTTTTGATTTCTCATATCAATAGGTGGCATCCAAGACACAAACCACCTGCCTTCTGAGCTAGGAACAAACACCACTTCAGAATCTCTTACACCGCCTCTCCATGTGAAGTTACCACGCACCACAGGGTCTGGATACATGTTCTCATTATGGTCCATCTGCTCGTAAATCTTTCCGATGTTGAACAGTGAACCCTCAACGCTATCACGAAATGCTTCATCTGTGGTGAACGGGAACTGACGAACAATCTCGTTCATCTCCCTAGCGTCATGCTTAAGAGCCTCCCTTTCGTTTTTTAGAAACTCCTTTGCGCCTATCTCTACGGTTTCTCCATCCAGAGTTTCCGTGTGCATCTCCGGGGTTTCGATGATTGGCATCCCGTGCTTGTCGAAGAATCCCTCTAAGGCTTCGTAGGCCGGAATGAAGATTCTGTACAATCCTGAGGTTGTCCTTCCGTTTTTGTTGCGTTCTTGTGGGTCTGAATCTTTCCAAAGTTCTTTGTATTCTTGACCTCCTTTGTCCATAGGATTTACTGTGCTCCCTACGAGTGCTTTGCCGATGACCCGGCGTCCCACAATTAAGCAGGTGCGCTGTATCCTCCAGGCTTCTCTGATGTCTGTTGGCTTCTCCCATTTGCCTGCCTCATCGAGGTAAAGTATGTGGAGCTTCTCACCATCGTATGCGTTGTTGGTGGTGTTCTTCCAGTTGATGATTGTGTTCAGGGCATCACCCTTCACAGAGGTCTTGTTGTTCTTGGTAATCCTTTTAGATGGTTCTCTAAACGCAAGCTCCATGCGTGGGTTCGTAGTACCATCCTGGATAGGCTTAAAGAAGAACGGGTAGGACTTGAAGATAGCAACGACCTTCTTCATGAAGACGTTTTCTTGCGCGTCCTTACCCGTCTTCGACTGGATACCCAAAAGTTTATCCTTGACCTGTGTGGCTTCATCTACAAGAACGCAGGCGGACATGTTTGTGTACCCAGAGCGGCGACACTTGGTATACAGTTGACCAAGGCACCTGGGGTCAGCCTCACACGCGGCCTGATGGATGAAGAGCTTCCGTTGGAAGTCTAGGAAACTAGGATAGCCAATATCAATCTTACTCCACTGAAGCATCATGTAGTGCCTGCCAGTGATGTAGACTGGTTCTCCGTCGTTGTAAAACCAGTGCCCTTCGCGGCGTCTACGAAACTCCTCCTCAATGTAGGGGGAGAACTTTTGCCTGAACTCCTTGGGCATCTCGTACCACTCGTCCATAGACTTGATACGAGAAAGCTTTTCCGGTATCTCATCCCTGTGCCAGCACTGCAGGTGCTTTGGCAGGTCATGACCGGGTATGTCTTTTTTTGCAGGTTTTTTTGGCAAGCAAATAGGAAGCCCGTAGATGTCTATGACATCCCCAAGCGTACCCCGTGGGCAGATTGACACCACTGGTTCTTCGTAACCCTCAATGTCAACCAGTCCATTCATTTGCTAAATCGTTCTGCGAAGCCTCCAGAGTAATCTTTGGCATCGTCAATAGAGCCCTTGTCATTCAAGTCCTTGACCATCTGCTCTAATCTCTGGCGTTCAATTAACAGTTCTTTGCAGTCTACTGCGGTCTGCTTGATGGACTGCAGCTCAGCCTTACGCGCAGCCCCGCCTGCTTCAGGGTCTACGGGACGCTTAATCTCCTCAATCATGTTGTTGATTGCAACCTCCATGCTCCCCATCAAACGACGGGAGGCTTCGATGGTTGTGAAGCGCGGCTTACTTAGCTTAGCTGACGGCATCTTGCGATTGGACATACATCATGTCTTCTGAGCGCATACGGAACACTACGGTCTCGTCTTCGAGCTTCATTTCGTAGTCTCGATTTTGCTTGAATCCTACAATGTCTCCTGGCTGCACGCCTTGAGTAATCATGTCCTTGGGGCAGCAGAACACCTTAGCCTTGAGGTGAGTCTTGGGCTTTAGGTCTACAATCTCAATAAAGTCGTTGTCCTGCTTTTCTTCTTCGAGAGGCTGAAGGAAAACCCAATCTGCAAGCATGTGCAGTTCGCCCGTCTTCTTGCTCCTGTAAGCAATGGCGTGACAAGACAAAGTATTCACGGGGTCGTACCCCACAATAAATCTATGCTCGTCGTCGACGTCAATTTTCAGGGCGTCAGACATAACCACGTGGTGGTGGAAGAACAGTGTGTCTCCAACCTCCACATCTACGTCGTACTTGACAGGGGTAGAGGTAACCTCGCCATACATGACGCGGTGTTCAAACTCTTTCCACTTGGGGTCGATGTGAAGCACAGTCCCGTTGTCCAGCGAGATGGTGTCATGGTGAGTCTTCTCAAGCTTCACCACGAAGTGATACAGCGCTTTCATTCAAAGTTGCAATCGTATTCAACAATGACGGGAGTATTCTCCACAGTCTTCCACAGATAGGACGATTCGGTGTCCTGCGTGTAGATGTTGTATCTACGAATGTTGTACTTGTACAATGAACGCTCGTCCTCCTCGATGAGAACAACCTTTCCTGCGCCAGCCTTCATGCCAACGTAGTACGCCATCGCATCCTTCGGATTTGGTCCGATGACGATTTTACGAATTAAATTTTCCATTTTATTTAGTTCAGTGAGAGGCCTAAGTCATCTAAGTCAATGTCATCAATGTCGATGTCCTCGTCCTCCGAAATTTTCTCATAAGAAGCCATGATGGCAGAAAACAGCTCAGCCATTTCCTCCTGGCCATCTACATGCCATTTGCTCGCAACTTGCCATGCTGGACCGATGTCTGGTATGTCGTCCACAATACCCAAACCAAAAGCGTATGCTACCCTGTCGTTGACTTGATACTTTTCAATGACGTCTTCAAGCTGAGCCAAGACGTCGGCTACTTCACTGATAAAGAGCTCCTTGAGGGTTGAGTCCATGATTTCCATTATTGTCCGTTAATAGTAGCGATAGAGCCGGGGTTGGCATTGGTGCTAATAAGGGTTCCTGTCACAAACCACCCGGCAGCATCATAGCAAGTTAAGTCCAGGTGAGAACCCGCAGCGCCGCCTGTTGTCGAGGCAGCAGCGTGAATTGTCAACTGATTGTAGCTCGCCACCGTGCCTGAAGCTGTAGCTCGGGTTACACTCTGCAATGCGTTGTTGTCCGCTGTTGTAGAAAGCACGTTGACTGCACCGTAGAAGTAATCCCCGGATGCAGCGTTGATGCTAAAAGCTCCGCCCGCAACGTCAACATAAACCCTGAAAAAAGCACCCTCAATAGCGGCTGGAAGCGTCAGGGTTCCACCTCCGAGCGAACCCGAAGCGTCGCAGAACAATGTCTCGCCGTAGTCAGATGCAACAAGGGTTGCTCCTGCTGTAACCTTCTGCAAAGCTCGTCTGCTGTAAGAATAGGTGTAAGTGCCGCTTGAACCCGTAATGGTCATGTTAGCTCCACTCTGGAAGCTGGCAGTGCTAGTGTTGGAAGCTGAGTCTGTGATAGTAAGCGCGACAGCATTAGATGCTCCGTTGACGCTTGTCCCACTCCCGTTAGTAAGAGTTACACTCTTGAAGCTAGGGAATCGTCTTTTGCCAATCAAACCCGTAGACGAATCACGCACAAGCACCTCATCCGCAGATGAGTTTCCTGGTGATTCAATCAGAAGATTTGTTACCTTTACCTGACTATCCGAAAGAGAAAGAGCAGTGTCGTTACCCTGACCGTCGGAAATTGTCTTGAGGCTGCTGCTAATAGCAGCATTATCACCAGCCTTAAGGATTCCGCTGTAGGTGTTTCTAATTTGAGTGCCTGAGAGTGTGGTTCCCATCTTGTTCTTTTTGTCTTAGCAAATATACTCAAAATGAAGAGACATAGACCTGAGCGCAGAATGCGCGAGTTTTCATACCTGAATGAAAAGTATGTAAACAAGAACTACCTCAAGTACCTAAGACTTGCAGAGAAGGATATGCTTCAGCATTATGACATACGCCCTGTGGAGATGCAGGTTATGCTGTTCGCTTACGACTACGAGTTCTTTACCTCTACACACATAGCAGAATCTCTATTCGCATCAGCCAAAAAGTTTCGACAGAGGACACTGCAACCTATGATGCAAAAGGGGTTGATTCACGCAGTGCACAAGAAGTTCAAAGTAGACACAGGGTCCGAGGCAGATATGTACTTCACCGATGAAGCCAAGATGAACTACAAGCACAGGTACGGACTAACCCCTAAAGCCAGACATCTGGTTCAGAGGTTCTACCGAAAGATAGAAGGCGAGGAGTCGATTAAGATTTTCCGTGAGTGACAAGCTTAAATGAAGCCTTGGCTACAGCACCTTTGTGAGGCTTGTAGTCTCCCTTCATTAAGAAGTATCTACCCTGCTCCTCCATCCAGTGGTAGCCCTTGGGAGGGGCTACCTTTACTTTCTTGTCAGAAACGCTTAGCCCTCCTTTCTTGTATTTCTTGAGAGTATTCATTCTTCGTAGTCTCTGTATGATTCAAAATCAATCCACCAGTCTCCAGACTCATCATTAAGGATGTTGTTGATTTCGTCTTGCGTGTATGTCGTGAGACTTAATGTGCCAGGAGGGTTTGCACCATCCCAACGCAATAGACACTTGTCTGTATTGCGAACAGTTTTTCTCATTGCCTCTACGCTACCCTCAACAGTGGCTGCAGCCATATTTGAAGTAACGGAGGCCGTGTCAATGATTGCGTATATTCTGCTCATGATGGTACGTCAGTTGTGAAGCTTGCGCCGCTAATAGTCAAGCTGTTGCTGTTGCTGCTAGAATCGTTTCCGTTGTCCTCAAGTCTCCAGTATCCGATAAGTCCAGACCTCTCTGTTTCGTCCGCTGGCACACCGCTGTTGTAAATGGCAGTTACGTCGGAGGAACTCAGAACAGAGCTATACAGGCTTATTTCATCAAGCTCTAACGCATCAAAGCTGTCAGAACCCGCGTTGAATGTCTGAGTACCCAAAGCAATGTTGCCCAGGTCAATAGAGCTAAAGTCAGCGCCAGTCTGATTAGTCGTAACGTTTGTTCCTGCAACTTCAGAGCCATTGATATAAGCCTTTATTACCCTTGTGGAACCAGTGTCACATGTGAATACAATATGATTCCAATCATCGTCTGTCAGTGACCCGATGACGGAACCATCGCTTGTCCAGCTAAAAAATAAACTCCCAGAGCCAGAGCCCCTTGTGCCCAAGCATGCTAATTTTCCTGCTGAGTTGGGATGAGAGTTTTCTCCGATAGCGCCTATAATAAATGTACTCAAGCCTGCACCGAAGAAGTTCAAGGAATAAAAAAGCGTAGAGTAAAATCCGCTTCCAGCCTGGCTAAAGTCAGAAGACTTAACCCAGTACGACCAGCTCCAGTCGCCAGCACCCATGAGTCCAGGTATAGTGGTGTTTGATGCCCACTTTGCAAAGTCATTCGTGCCATCAAAGCTCAACGACTTGGTGTTAACCAGACCGCGAGATACCACACGGCGAATCTGCTTAGAGCGTCTGCGTCTTGCTGAATTAGCTAGTTGTCTCATTGTTATTTGTTTGTGTTGCGCTCCATCCTGGTCCGAAGTAATCGTCTGGTGTCACGTCATCGTATCCGAAGTCAACCCATGTGCCATCGTCGTTGAAGTACCCGAACATGTTGATGTTGGTTCCGATAGGCATTCCTTGATAACCTGTTTCTGAGTCCATATTGTAAACCGTTTGGTTTCCGTCGTTATCAATCCATGTGTAAGAGCTTCCTTCGTATCCGTAGACGGTAGTTGGTCCTGGGTTCCCGAAGAAGTTCATGAACATGATTACATCGTCAAGACCAAACTCAACTGAGTTCGAGCCACTCTGATAGTTCAAGATTTCAGCTAACTGAACTTGAGCCTCAGTTACAGGACCATTTTCTGCGATGCTCAACAGAATGTTAATGTCATTCATGTCGTACACCCCGTCACCATTGAAGTCGATGTCAACTCCTGCTTCGCCGAGAGCCTGAGCAATATCTTGATATGCCTCGTTCCACTCCTCTGTTTGGTAAAGTGACGCACCCGAGCCAGCTTGAGCACCGTATGTCGCGCCCGCAAGGGCCTGCAATCCAGCTGCCGTGAAAGAGAACGGGATTTGATTTCCGTCAGCGTCTGTGTAGTAGCTACCATCGGTGTTCTCAAACAGATTGCCAAAGACCGAGTTATCATTCAAGTACAGAGACTGAATTAGCTCTTGAAACTCTGCAAGTATACCGTAATTAGAGTAGTTGGAGCTGGTGGTAGCACTCCCGCCGCTCATGACGTTGTACATATAAGCTAACGGAGGCATGTCTGCACCTGAACCTTGCTCCCAAGAGAACTCCCCGCTCGACTCCCATCCAAGCATGGCTTGGAACATAGCACCCCAGATACTGTTCACATAGGGTGCCAGAAGAGAAGCTGAATCAGAGCCTGCAATAACTATTCCGGCTTGGTTTCCAAGGGATGTAATCAAGTCAAGAAGAGTAGAGTCAGGCCCAATACCAACATCAGCGGGATTAACACCAAAGGCACTGATGGCGTTATTTACACCAAGAGTGAGAGACATGTAAGACGGGTTGCTCAGTATTTCAGATATGATGTCGAAGACGTCAAATGAATTGGTGTCTTCTGTCCAAAGGTCTGGTATCTGAAAGCTCATAGACAGGATAGCCATGATGGTGGCAATCGCATTCTGGTCGTCCTGCCCAAACGAACCATCCTGGAGAACATCGAAGGATGCAAACAGGGAGGCGTTCTGAGAGACAAGGCTTGTTACGTATCCTGTAATGGCGTTCTGAGCAAGCTGAGAATCAAGCCCATCCGACAGAGAATCTCCTCCGGCAGAAACGTTTAAGATGTTGCCTGCAGAAACAACAAACTGCTCGTTGATGTTGATTCCGTTCTGGAGGTAGTAAGCAGCGTAGTTGGACATTGCAGCAGCCCCTGGCAATACTGCAAGCAAGAACGTGTTGATGCTGTCATAGCTTTCTCCGCTAAATGCCTCCGTAGCCAGAGGGCCTGAGAAGCTAAGGCCTTCGTTGGAGGTGCTCCAAGTGCTCCACTCTGGGTATATGATGTTCAGGAAATCATCGAAGTTGGCGTTGGCGTAATCGTTGTTTACGATTCCCTCGTACCAGGTTGGAACGTTACCTCCAGACTCAACAAATTCGTTTACGAACTGGAACATCAACATTGGTGCGAGGATAGCCCCAAGGTGCATTCCACCGAAAGAAAAATCACTTTCAAATCCAAACACACCTGCACCGAGGGTGCCATCTCCACTGAAGGTTAGCTCGTCCCCGTAACCGTTGATGTTTGGGAGAAGCCAAGCGTGTGCTCCAACGTTGTCTCCAGCAGCAAGCTGGTTAAACCAGTTGGAATACAGGGGGCCTGCAAATCCTTCGTTGGCGGGGATGAGCAGACCAAAGATGCCTGCGAACTGAATGAGCGGGTTGTAGTCTTCTGCTGCGCCTGCGTCAAACAAAGCCCATTGCAAGAAGGCCAAGAAGTCTCCTACGTCAACTCGACCATCACCGTTGTAATCAATCATACCACCGTGACGGTTCAGGACATCAGCCATGTTTAAGATAGCATCGTTGCCCAACATGGTGCCCATACCGATGGATGGGTTGATTGTTGGGCCGCCAAGAATGTCCTGCATGAAGGCAGTTCCGAACTGCATCCAGATGGGGTTCCCATCTTCTCCCTGTGTAGTGTAGTACACAAAGTTCGGGTCAGTGACGCCGTAGGTGAAGTCAAAGAACACCGTGCCCGCTTCTAGAGCATTATTGAAGTTGTTGATTGCTTCCTCCGACATCTCTGAAGCGAGGGGTCCGTTCCATGTAGAGATGTCTTCCATGTCACCCATACCGACAACGCCAAGTAGGTACCAAGAGAAAAGTTCCTCTTGCTCCGCGAAGAAGCTCTCCTCCATGATGGGGTTGCCTGGCTGCAGGTGGAAGTACTGGTACAGCAGGTTGAACATCCAAGAGTTGTTGTCTGGCGGGTCGTAGTTGGCCAGGCCTGTCTCTTCGTTGTAGTTGTTTACCTGAAGCGCATCGACCAGCTCTTGGAATACACCACCGTATGTAGAAACGTTTCCAGCCTCGTCCAATCCGTCAGCCCCTGCGAGGTAGTTGACGGAGTGGAAAAACGTCCACG